AAGAAACACGAACACGAAGGACATGAGCTTTGGGTTAAATGTATGAATGGAGATAAAGATGCGTGGAAGCGTATGGAGCAATATAATATACAAGATGTCGTTTTACTTGAGTCGTTGTATAACTCTTTGCGTCCTTGGATCCGCAATCATCCTAATCACAATCTCTTTGCTGACGATCATGTTTGCCCTAATTGTGCTTCGACTCGCTTGCAGAAACGAGGCACTTCGATCTCTAGTACCGGAACCTATCAACGCTATCAGTGCCTTGCTTGTGGAACTTGGTCGCAGTCTACAAAATCAGTCAAATCGTCCGTGGAGATAAAGCAATGCAATTAAAAGAGTATATAGACCGCATAAACGAGTCTGTAAGCCCCGATACTAAGCAGGTTGGGGGTAGCCATTACCAAGTCGCAGAAATCCAGCCTTGGGACGTTATGCTGGCTTACGGGCTAGATCCTTGGAGTGCTAATGTTGTTAAGTACTTACTTCGCTTTCCATACAAGAATGGCGTGGAAGACCTTGAAAAGGCTAAACATTACATAGAATTTCTCATTGCGAACTACGAAACTATTGACAAAAAGTATTATTCATGATACAGTTAAACAAAAATCGACTTATTAACTTCTTTGCGATTACCAATCAAGAGGAAGCCAATCCAGCTTATCAGAAAGGAATGGAACTGATAAAGCAAGGAGATTGGGAATACGGTTTTTATCTCCACGAATTACGCTCATTACCGCACCTTCAGTTTACTCAGGGTGTAAAGTCTCATTTCGACAGAACGCCTGTATGGATTCCCGGAATGGACTGCCGAGGTATGAACGCAATTGTGTGGTGCGAAGCTGGTTGGGGCGACATGATTCAGTTTAGTCGCTTTATTCCGCTTCTCAAACAGGCAGGTATTCGGACAGTAAAGTTAGCATTTCCACCAGAAATCTTTCGTTTTGTCAATCGATTACCATATCATGATGGTCCGTACTCAATGGGAGAATCCTTCCCAAACGCAGTACGCATCAAAGTGATGTCCCTGCCTTACTTCTTGATGGAACACGGAGTTCTGCAAACCAAGGCTGTAGAGAATATCTACGGCAGTGGAGGGATTTTCTCCAATCCTGAGATAGTAAAACCACAAAGAGATAAACCCTTAATTGGATACTGCTATACTACAACTAACAAGAGTTGGAATATGGCAGCAAAGCAGATGCCAAAAGAAATCATGGATAAGTTCATAAAACAACATCCAGAATTCGATTGGGTTTCGTTACAACAAGACGAAGGATATTTGACCTCAAAGCGTTGGGTCGATACTGCTGATATAATTCAATCGTTGGACGGAGTAATCTCTGTTGACTCTGCTATCGCACACTGCGCTGGCTCCGTTGGCACTCCGGTAGTAAACTTAATCGGTCAAGAAAAACTATCTTGCTGGAGATGGTATCCTAAAGGTGAAAAGACCTACTGGTACGATAGCATGAAGACTATTTGGTTTGATACATGGGAAGAAGGACTTAATAAAGCAGTACAGCATTTTCAACAACCACAGAAAGTAACGAAAGATGGCACTAACAATACACGATCTAAAAGACAGACTAAAGCAAATAAATGAGATTGACTTATTAGAGCTTCTTGAAATATCATCTGAGGATCTCGTTGAGAGATTTGTAGATTTAATTGAAGACAATTTTGACAAACTAGAGAAAGAAGTAGAATGACATACAATACACCTTTTAGCACTGTAGGCTACATTACATATAAAAGAACATACGCAAGGAGATTAGAAGAAGGCAATCCGAAGTCTAAAACAGAAGAATTTACCGATACAGTTGAAAGGGTTATTAAAGCAGCTAACGATCAGTTAGGCTGTAACTTTGACGCAGATGAGCAAGAGCGTCTTCGTAAGTATTTAATGGAATTGAAAGGCACTGTTGCTGGACGATTCTTATGGCAAATGGGGACAGACACAGTTGGTCGCTTAGGGCTGGCTAGTTTGCAGAACTGTGCATTCACCGTTATCGATCAACCTGTCCGTCCTTTTACATGGGCGATGGACTTGCTGATGCTTGGCTCTGGCGTTGGCTATAACATTCAGAGGCAACACGTTGATAAACTTCCTTCGGTCAATGCTGACTTTAGCGCTCCTACTCGTATTACTACCGCTGATGCTGATTTTATTGTTCCTGACTCCCGTGAAGGATGGGTCAAACTTCTCGGCAAGACGCTCAAAGCGGCGTTTCTAGCGGATACGAATCCTACATTTACCTACAGCACCATCCTAGTGCGTGGTCGTGGTGCGGCTATTAAAGGCTTCGGTGGTACTGCTTCTGGTCCTGAAGACTTATGTGATGGCATCGCTAAGATTAGTAACATTCTTGAAAAGCGTAAAGGTAAAAAACTACGTCCTATTGATTGCTTAGACATCATGAACATTATCGGTTCTATTGTCGTTGCTGGCAATGTACGCCGTTCTGCTCAGATTGCCATCGGTGATCCTGACGATGTAGAGTACTTGCTTGCTAAGCGTTGGGACATGGGAAACATTCCTTCATGGAGAGCAATGTCGAATAACAGCGTTGTTTGTAACGATATTAAAGACCTGCATGAGTACTTCTGGGATGGCTATGAGGGCAAAGGAGAGCCTTACGGACTTATCAATCTAAAACTCTCTCGTAAGATTGGTCGCTTAGGCGAGACCGATTATCCTGATCCGGATGTCATGGGATACAATCCTTGTGCAGAACAGTCTTTGGCTGCTTACGAGACTTGCTGTTTAGCAGAAGTCTATCTGCCTAACATTGAGAGCAAAGAACAGTTATTAGATGTTTGCCAATTACTGTACCGCATCAACAAGCATAGCCTTGCATTGCCTTGCCATCTCAAAGAGACAGAAGACATTGTGCATAAGAATATGCGGATGGGTATTGGTGTAACAGGTGTATTACAGGCAACAGAAGAGCAACGTAGCTGGTTAAATGATACCTATCGCCGTCTTCGTGAGTTTGACTTTAAGTACAGTCACGCACATAACTTCCCTGAGTCGGTAAAGCTCACCACTGTGAAACCAAGTGGGACTTTGTCGTTGCTTCCCGGAGTTACTTCAGGATGTCATCCAGCATACTCGCAATTTATGATTCGTCGTATTCGTATCGCTGCAGATCATCCTTTGGTGCAAGTATGTCGTGAGCATGGCTATCCTGTAGAGTATCAGCGTCACTTCGATGGTTCTGAGGATCACAGCACAATGGTTGTATCATTCCCATTCTGTTATCCTGAAGGTACTAAGATTGCTGCTGAGATGACCGCTATCGATCAATTGGAAGTGGTAAAGTGGTTACAGGCTAACTGGTCAGACAATAGTGTATCCTGCACAGTGTACTATCGTAAGGAAGAATTGCCTGAGATTCAGAAGTATCTAGCAAAGAACTACAAGAACAATCACAAGTCCTTGTCATTCTTGCTACACAATGAACACGGCTTTCACCAAGCGCCTTTGGAGGAGATTACTAAAGAAGCGTATGATGCTTTGGTAGCTTCAACACAACTGATTACTCATGTTGATGAAGCTAGTTTTGATGGTGGCGACGAGTGTGCCAGCGGAGCTTGCCCAGTCAAATGATAATTAACCTACACTTCATTACTGGGTTCTGTATTGGGTTTGAGTATGTTCCTAGTTTCGATGACGAGTCTCATTTCGTCATTGATCTAGGGGTTATTAGAATCCTATTCAGTACTCCTCACGACGACTAAATAGCCCCGCTTCGGCGGGGTTTTTTAAATTTCCCAATCGGGAATATTTGCTTAAAAAGTATGCAGATTTAAGAAAAAGTTCCCGATAGGGCAATTTTGTTACAAATTGTCAATAAATGTTAACAAATACCGACATTATGTTACACTCTAAATAAGTTCAAAATGTGGTCCGTCGAAGAAAGACTTGAAGTCACCTCCCCATCGGATGTTGATTTTAAGTTCCTCGGCGGACTTTTTCATTGCATCGGCGATTGTGTGATAGTGTTTCTTATCCCAAGATACAGTACCATTCACCAATGCCCCTAAATCGACTGCATGACCTGTTAGATGCTTTGATTTCAAAGTTTGACTGAAACCCTCATTGACAAGTTGTTTTTGCCTCTCAGGGCTTCTAAGACCTTCTAAAACGGTAAAATCTATATCAGTTATCTCAATGGCTTTTTCGACTACTTTAATGAGCCTAGGATCAACCCCAACTAATCGTTCTTTTGACCGTGAACCTAAAGCGAATCCCATTACTTAGTTAAGCCTTTGCGGGCATAAAAGAGAGTCCTGTCACCAAATAGATAAAAACCAACGGCAGAAGCAAAATTGCTAACAGTATCACTAGCGTCTCCTGTAATTTCCATATAACACCAAGTACCAAGAACAATGAGGGCTATAGAGGGGCGCATAAGCCTCACTACAGCCTCAACCCAAGGATAGGAAGGATTAGACCCTCCAGCCTCATTCATCGCTTTAAACATATCCAAATCAACCTGACGCATCTGCGTATACTGCTCAATTGTGGCTGGTTTGAACTCGTCAGGTGCGACAAATCTAGCAATTAAAGACTTGCCTAAGTCAACGACTAAGGGACCGAAAGCGGCTAGAGCTGTTAATGGATCCATTACTGTGTTTCAGCGTCTTCTTGAAGCATTTGTTGATAGAATTGTGTACCAGCAGCTCCGAAAGTTCCTGTGTTGTTTTCTAATGCTTTCTTAACAGCTAACCGCAATGCACTAGGATTTTGCATGAGCTTTTTAGCTGCACCATAGCTTATACCAGATGCTAATAAAACAGGAAGAGCAACTTGCGGTACAATAAATGCTGTAGCAAAACCGGTAGCTGCTTTAGAAGCCAACATAGCTCCTTTTAACAATCCCATTGGCTCTTGTTTACCTAAAACATTTAAGGCTCTCTGTGCTGTTTCATTTAGCGGAGCTTTACCTCCGCCAGCAGCGAGAATTGTTGCTGCTTGATTTGTAACTGCTTGTGATAATTGCTCAGGATTAAAGACACCGCCTTTTACGTTAGCTCTCTTAGAAGCATCAGCAAAACTATACAACTTAGCCCATGCTTCATCTGCTTTACCAATTAAACCGTCTTTGTCAATACGACTGATATATTGATTTAAATTTGCAAGGGTATCTCCATAAGCGGAATTTAAACCAACACTGTCTCGATCAGTTCCTTTAGACCATTTACTAACTTGTCCTTTGAGCCATTCTTGAATGTTTTTAATATCTGTGCCATCTAATTGTCCGTTTTTACCAGCCATTCTTCCGCCGATCTGAGCATTTAGGCTGTTAACAAACTGATCACGAGCTTCTGATGACATTTCATTTTTAGTCTGATCTAAAATAGTTCCCATTGTTGTTTTATAATCTGTATCTAATGGATTACGACCTAATTTAGTCAGGGAATCTGTGTAAAAATCAGAAATACGCTTTTGTACCAGTGCTACAGTCGCTTGTCCGGGAGCAACTGTTTTAGGAAGTTCTTGACCAATAGAAGACAATACTTCATTACCAACAACAGGATTAAATGCTTTATTGATTTTATCTGGCTTAGGACCAAGACCAAAACTTTCAATCTGACGGAATAGCCATCCGGGAGCGCCTTCATAGGCTTGTCCGGGGGATACTGGAACACCTTTGTCAATCAGTTCCCTTGCGCCTTCTTTGAGCTTTGGTGCAATACTAGCAATGACATTGTCAGTCAGTTTACCAAATAAAGCCCCACCAACGGCTTGCTGTGCTTTACCAGCTAGAAAATCAAGCGTACTCATATTCTTTTCATCTAGTGGTTGCGTAATTGCACCGACTGCTCCACCAGTATATCCACCACCGGGAATAAAACGATTAAGTGGATTTACAACAGCACCAACCAATTCAGGAACATCGAATCCTGTTCCACCTAATTCTTTTCTTGTTTCTTTATATCCTTCTTGCATTGCTTGTGCAACATCTCTGGTTGCAGGAATAGCTTGCATTGCAGCAATAGCAGGATTGATAACACCTTTAGCAACACCCTGCGCTGTTCTAGCTATAAGTTTTCCTGTCTCAGTTGTAGGCACATCCATTCCTAGTTGCTGAGGAGTCATATCTCCGTAGCGTTGAGCAATTTCATTAATTCCTTTAGCTTTAGGAACTAAATCCGCATATTTAGAAGGAGTTAATCCAATCTGTGTAGAAAACTCTTCAAAAGGCAAATCATTGTAAAATTTCTGATGAAAACCACGAGCTAAGTCTTGATCAGAGACATCTGCATATTGAGGATACTGTTTACGAATATCAGCAATAGTCGCCATTATTTCTTTCCTTGTGGTTTACGCAGTCCTAACGGATCTTCCGCACTTGATCCTGTTCCTGAAATAGCAGCAGCAGAAGCACCAAACGCTCCCGGTTTAAATCCAGATACAGTACCATTTTCTTCGTAATAAGATACAGATTGAATTTTTGCATTTGCTGCAGTGTTTATCTGTTCACGCAATGCTTTTAATCTGCGTAAATTATCATCAACAGGCTGTGCTGGATTATAGGCACGAGCCAGTAATGCTTCACCTTCTTTCTGAGCAAACTGACCGCCAAGAACCTGCCGTAAGTTAGACTGTGCTACGCCACCAACTAAGTCTTTAACTTCGGCTGCATCTGGGAATAGGTACGACAAAGTACCGCTACTGTCTGCTAATCCGACTGCTCTGCCAGATAACGATGTTCCTGCTTTTTTAGCATTTTCCATCTTAGTAATAGCGTCATCTAATTGTTTTAGATTCTTTTGAATTGTAGAAACTCCGCCACCGTTAACAAAATCAGTATAGTCTTTTGCAAAGGAAATATCTGCAGCTTTCTGACCCGGAGTCAATACCAATCCTTTTTCAGCTTGTTTCGCTGCCATCATTGCTTTACGATTTAGTGCATCCTGTTGCGCCCTCAATAAAGCATCAGGAGACGCATACTTGGCTGCGACCGCAACTAATTGAGCTTCTGTTGGATTAGGACCTAATGCACGAACTTCGTCTTTATATGCTTTGTCTAATGATTGCTTAGCCACTTCTGAATCAAGTCGTTGTTGGGATGCTTGTATACCTAATCCTGATTTTTCTTTTTCATCAGCAACTAAAGAAGCTGCCATTGCAAAATCTCCGTAACCTTTAGTATTTAAGGCTTTTGCATAATCACGAATACCAGTAGGAGTATTTAAGTCAAATCCTTTTCTTAATTCAGAAACATCTCTGAGCTTAACTAATTCTGGATCTTCAACACCAAACATACTTGCAATTGCACCAACGCCTCTACCAATCATCTGTCCTTCTTGAGCAGCTTGCTGATAAAAAGGAGCTAATGACGGGGACATCATAGTTCCAGGAGCAGAAGATTGACGAGCAACCGCTAGTGTATCAAGATAGTCTCTACGATTACGCTCAGATAAATACGATTCTGGCGAAGTACCAAATAAACTGTTTACGATTTCAGCCATGATTATTCCTGTATATAATTAAGGTGCGGATCCATAGTAGCCGCCTGAATAACTACCAAATCCAGCGTCTGTCGGGGCGTAAGGAACTGAACTATAACCGCCACCAAACCCACCGCCGATACCGCCTCCGGGGAACAAACCACCAAACCATTCACCAACTTTAGGATTCTGGAATATTGTACCAAGCGTCTGGTTAAGTTGTGTATTTCTTGCAGCAGTGATACCAGCACCAGCAATGTTACCAGCTAAGCCTGTTTGAGCAGCAGCTAATCCGCCTTCAGCAAGTAATCGACCAGCATTAGCACCAGCAGCAGCAGAACGACCACCTAACTGAGCACCTAAGTCTAATGGACTTTGTGCAAGCGTTTCTAAGGCAGCAACTTGGCTGTAAGGAGTAGATACTGGAGAGTATGCGGTTGAGAGTAACCCTTGACCAAACTTAATCTGCTCTCTAGCAGCTTGTTCAGATTCAATACCAAGTTGTAAATCTCGTTGAGCAATAGCATTATAATATGCTTGTAGTTCAGGATTAGAAGCAGCCATTGCACCGCCTTGACCGACTGCTAAGCCACCACGACCAGTAGATAATAGATTAGAACGAATACGTCCTAATGCCTGTTCTTCACCGGGTGCTAGTAATGATCGTTGTTGTTGATAAAAACGAGCTTGTGCTTCTTGTGGACTTTCAGCTAAATAACCACGACCAAGAGATAATAAACGCTCTGTGTCGGCTCTACCGGCTAAAGCATTTTGAGAATAGAAGTTTTGAAGTGTTAATAATTCCTGAGACGGAGTATATCCAGCACTTGTTAACTGACCTTGATCATTTAAGGCAAACTTAGAAGTACCAAACCGAGTTGAAATTCCTACTGGTCTAAACTGTGCCATTGCAGCAGCTTGTTGACCAGCAGCAGCTTGTTGACCAGCAGCAGTATTGTAGTAACCGGATACTTGACCACCGCCTCCGCCTCCTAAAGCACCACCTAGTCCACTACCAATAGAGTAACCAGCAGCGGCTCCAGCAGGACCTCCAAAAACCCCGCCAATGATTCCACCACCAATACCTCCAACTACTGACGCAGCTTTACCCATTATAAACCTCTGCTATAAATATGATACATTTGACCGTCTCCACCTAAAAAGGGTTTTTCAAATTTAAACCCTATAGACCTTCCAAACTTTGCTAACTTATTATTTTTTATTTCAACAAACGCAAGTAATTTAGTATTGTTTAATTTCTGTAAGGTATTTAAATCGATTAAATATTGTTTCTTAATCTTTGTTGTCCACTTATTAATATCTGTATGAAACCATAAAAAGTTTTGATACAGTTCTAAGTACATTACATAGTTATCTCTTATAACTACCGGTACTTTAGTATGTTCCGCCATCAATGGTTCCGCCTGACATTGTTCCAGTAAAGCTAGGATTATTTGTATCAATCTTGGTTTGCACTGCGGTAGCAATATTATCAAACTCTGTGTTGATTTCAGTTCCTTTCACTAGCTTCGCTGGATTACCAGTCAAGAGAGTATCTTTTACTGCAAAATTAGTTGTTTTAACATAATTAGACATTATCTAATCCTTCCTTGTTTTACAAAGCAATCCATTTTCTGTACTGATAATTCTGAACCTGTAATCATAGCCTCTATACCAACTTGAATAACTCTACCTGTTCCGCCTACTTGTGTTATTTTATTATCAAATACAATACCAGCGGTGTATTCAGCAATTCCATACTCAGCAATGCCATATTCTGCTACGGATGGGTTTGCTAAAGTGTATACCTGACTTTGATATGATTCACTGTAATCAAAAGCCCACTTTAGTGATACATTAACTCCACGACCGCCAATAAAGGTAATACCGACACGCTTTAAAATCTTATCTACCGTTGGTTGATTAAAGTCAAACCAATTGGTATAATAACTCATGCGATACGATGAGTCGTTGTCGCTATAACCCGTATAGTTACCAATGTAGCCATCTTTACCTAGATACAACAAACGACCAACTGTCGGAAAGAATGCTGTAATCTTGGTATACCATGTTGTTGTTCTTGATGCGCCGTTCTCTAACACACCACGAGCATCAAAGCAATAGACAATATTTGATGTAGGGAAAGAGATAACATAAAATGCATCTTTTTCGTAGTACACACTTTTTACTTGCTTTGCTGTCTCAGCATCAATATACTGCATCAAATCATCACGAACATTAGCACTGATGTCACGAATTGGTGAGGACTTCTCCTGAATGGTACGCAATAATGATCGTACACCACCGTTAGACAAGAATACTAAATCTGTTCCTGCAAGTGCTACAGAATCTCGTGCAATGCAACCGATTCCTTTAATCAAATCCTGCAATGCAATATTAGTAATATCATTTGCATTGTTATATATTACAATGTGATGTTTACAAAATATTACTAAATAACCGTTATGTGCTGCTAGTGATACAATTGGATCACCATCTGGTACAATATCAGCAATGTTTAACGACCCTGATGAACCGCCTGTTAAAGCTGCTCCATTGTTCAGATCACTAAAGTATATTGTCTGTCTATCGTTGACAATATCAGCATACCAAAGACGACCATAAGCTGCTAGAGCAATGTTAGGTGTAAATGTGTCCGTAGTATAGCCTGACGGTACACTTCCAACATCGCCTAATCGTTGCAATCCGTAGCTACCCTCATGGCTGTGCTGTCCGGGGACATCAACTAACGTCAATACATCGTTTACTGTATAACCAGTACCGTCATTAGTCATTGTTAGTGTTAGTACGGCAGTTCCACTAACAGAAGCAACTGTAAAAGTAGCTCCAGAACCAGTACCACCTGTTACAGTTACTAAGTCACCTACAAACCAGTTAGAACCGCCAGTAGTTACTGTAAAGGTACTAATCTTACCGCCACCAGTTACGTTCGTAACCGTAATCGTTGCACCAGTCCCAACTAAAGGTAACTTGTGATACACTAAGACTGGATGCCCTGCTTGAGCTAAATAACCGTGAGCAGAAGCATTCTTGCCTGTACTATAAGGCTGCACACCAATACTCCAGTGATCATCCGTAATCGTATACGACAGATTAGCAGTATTTGTACTGTTTCTTACAGCTAACTGTGTTAATGTTGAAGTACCGCTAAATAACTTATTGTTACCAGCAGTCAATACAACATTACCATCTTCTTTAACAATCTCAACGATTGTACGAACAGCCGCAGTACTTAAATCAGTGCTGGTAGCGTTAACAGGACTCCAGCCCTTTCTAGCTCCGATACGACCAAATTTATCAATCACGCAGTTTTCTGCGATGGTCGCATAACCTGATTCAAGGGTTACACTCGAATCTTGAGTGTTAACACCTTTGAACCCCGGCGCTACAATCGACGAGGTAACAATTTGTTCAGCCATTACGGATTAATCCATTCAACTTCTTCGAGATAATGATTGCGTTCAATTGCAATCGCATCTGCCAAAGAATTACGATACAGGCTGTATGCTTCAATAGAACTAATACCAGCATCTTCGCCACGCTCTGCAATTGCCTTAGCATACGCTAATTGAGCAACAAGATGATCAGGTACTTTGATAACTGTACTGTCTGAAGTCAAATCAGGCTGGGGTACAGTCATGTTAAATCGAATTGTAAACACTGCATTCGGAACAGGGAATAAATCAACCTGTGTATCTCCGTTGCTGTCTACACCGTTAAAGTTGTAGTAGTAAGGAGAATTAGTCCCTTGCGTCGTTAACAAGAACTGCTGGTTCATCCAATGCGTAGGAGCATACTGCAGTGTATAGTTCGACGTATCATTTAATACATCAATGAGACGAAAACGAGTCTTAGAACCTACTAAAGTATAGTTATATGTTCCTGCTGTTGTCGTAACCGTTACAGTAGATCCTAAAGCATTCCAGTCATAGGCATCTTCTACTTCACGCTTAGCATCATTAACCATGATACCAATGAGTTTTGCATAGGTGCTATCGTTTACAGACGTGACTACAGGCTCACGCAAGCGAGTCAGTACATTATTTACAACATCAACATAGGTAGCCATTTAATCGTTATCCTATCACAAATTTAGGAAAAAAGCAAGTGTTTTTTTAACAATCCCACTTTTTTAATGCTAGAGCCTTGCGAGTTGGGCGTCCTTTAGAATCCTTCATTGGACCTTTGACACCTTCCATCCTTGCACAAAAGCTCTTACGTCTTTTAGCTGCTTTAGGGGACTTTGCAGCCTCTTTAGCAGAAACTGGAGGCTTGAGGTTAGCTCCTTCAGTACGCTTGAAATAAGCCCTTCCTTTAGCGTTTAAACCGCCTTCAGGATTCTGATATACTTTTTTAACCATTAGACATTACTTTTTAAGGTAACTTCTAAACAAGTGTATTCAGTTTGTAAGCCGTTATCTCTTGCGTACTTATCCCACTGACGCACGACAGCTTGACACTGTTCAATCTTGTCAAAAGTATCATTAATCTTCATAAAATAACAACCACCATCAGTGCAAAAAAACAATACCCCGATAAAGAAACTCATTTCTTTTTAGCAGTTTTAGCTGCTTCTTTAAATTGTTTAGCCGTAGGAGCGCCTTTGCTGCCTACCTTACGCATCTTCTCGCCTGATCCTGCGGCGATACGACGACGCTTTGCTGCGATATTGGCGTACAATCCCGGCTTAGTAGCCACGCTTAGCGCCCATCTTCTTGGCTGGTTTAGAGGTCATCTTAGCACCAGTCTTTTTAGCGTACTGTTTAGCTTCTTTTTTACCTTTAGTGGTATATGGGAACTTCTTGTCTTTTACCATTGGCATATTATTTCCTTTTCTTAGGTTTAGCTACTTTAGCAGTTGATAATGCGATTGCAACAGCTTGCTTCTGAGGTCTTCCTTCTTTTACCAGTTTAGAGATATTCTTACTGATAGTTTTTTGTGATTTACCTTTAGCTAGTGGCATAATTATTTCTTAAACATTAAATCAGCAATCCAAGTTACAAAGCCACCAAAGACAGAGGCAGCTCCCATGATAGCCCACAAAGAGCCTTTAGACCGTTCAGCCATTGCTACCAGCTTCTTGATATCGTACTCCATTGCACTTACTTTTGATTCTAAGTTTTCAACGGCATGAACTAGCTTACCGTACTCAATTGGGTCGATGTCCGCCATGGTTTACTCGTAAAGAATATTTATAGAACCAGCATCAAAAGTATCTGTGCCGTTTACTGTCGTAATGCGAATCTGTGTCAATATGGCTGACGTGGCTTTGTTACCTGCGCTATAAGCCATCGTATTTGTTGCAGACTTGATTAAGGATGTTTGAATCCAAGTATTTGCGGAGTCTATTAACGTAATGACGCAATGTCCACTAACAACCGATGCTGCCGCAGGTGTACAGATGGCAAAACCAGAGGTAATAGCAGTCACAGTTCCGCCAGTGGTGGATGAAGTACTTAAATACCCTGTATTTTCCATCCCGCCACCATCGCCTAATTGGACTTGTATAACTGAACTACCGTTAGTAGAAACACCATTAAACATCACAGTTACACGCTTAACCCAACTAGGTATGCTAGTAAAGTCAATGCTTGTTCCGCTTGCTGTTACGGCTGTTGCGGTTTGTATGCTGTTATAGACAGCACCAGTATTAGTTGTTACTCCTGCACTTCCGTCAATAATTACTGACATATTAAACTCCTAATTCTTTTAATTGTTCTAGCGTAGTTGCTTCATCGGCTAGTTTAGTAATATCACGCAGTCTTTGTTTTTCAGCAACAATAGCAGTAGTGTCTGCACCGCTTTCTAAGGCTCTCTGAAATGCTACATCTTGTTCTTGCAATAAAGGTGTACGCTCTGCTCTTAAGCGGTCTTTAGTAATCGCTTTGGCTTTGTCAAAGTTAATCGTAATCATTCTTGGTACTCCCATGCGTTACGGAATGTGCGGTCTGTAGGAATGTCAGCAACATCTACAATTTTGTATGGTTTGCCAGCAGGAACATCTTTATCAGCAATCTGTTCAATCGTTAAACCGCAATCGGCTGGCACAATAATAGCTACACCATCATCAGTAGGGTAAATAATTCGTTGGTTCATAATTTGTCCTTTTGATTAGCGGAATATTGCAATAGTAATAGTATTTGCATCCCAAACATCTGTCGTTCCACCACTAGCATAAGTTGATAAAATTCTTACGCTCGTTGTTGTTAAATCAGTATTACTTCTAGGTTTTATTGCGTAAACAGAACTGTTTGATGATGAAAAAGCATTTGTACCAGATACCGCATAGTTAGCATCAGGCATAGCAGTTGTAAAATTAACTGTGTAATCACCAGTACCATTGTCTGTAATAGAAGTTACATTACCACTTGC